CTAACCAATCCACTATTTCTCGCTTCCATCAATATACTCGCCCCAAAGAGTAGTTCTTCCATTTATTATTTCTACTACTTCTACTTTAAAATCGCCATTGTTAAAAAAATCAACGACAGCAAAAGCATGATTCCAATTATTTAGATTGCCTCTCATCCACTTATTCTTATCTGACTTTGTGTCTTTTAAGCAACCTAAACTCCAAGCACTCTGTGTGCCACCTAAACCTGTTTCTGTAAATCTTTGTAAGTCATGAGTATGACCATACATTATATTTTCTTTATATGCTGATAAGTGTTTTTTAGCGTGATGTATTGGTACATAATCGCCATGAGTAAAATTCAACTTACCAATCTTTAATTTTTTATCAGATATATATTCCCAGTATTTATATCCACGACTTTTTAAATTAAGTGCATTTTCAGTCATGTACTCTGAAAGATAAGGATGTTTACTAACAAATTCATCTAACCATAGTTCGTGATTACCTTGTATAAAATGTCTTTCCTCGCACTTTATAGCATCCAGGGATTCATCTATCTGATCCATTCCATTATTAACAGATTTTATCTCCTTGTCTAACATTGGAATCAAAACCTCTAATGGTGGCTTTTCTTTATTCTTCCAATGATGCCTGCTAAATAATGACCATTCTCCAGTATCGCCTAAATCAATGTATATATCAGGCTTTATTTGTTCTATAGCCTTACAAACAACATTAATAGCTTTTTGGTCATGTAATGGAAAATGTTTGTCAGGCGTAACTATAGCCCTTTTCTTTACAGCGTATTGGTTTTTAGGCATAGATTTCCTCAAAATTTATTGAGGTAATTTAATGTAAAAACTTGAAATTTCCTAATCAGAGGGGATAGATGCGATGATGTTACTAAGCTCTTTTGCTCTGCCTTTAGTTTGCTTTGCCCAAAGCGAATCAAGCATCTCTGTTGATGCTTCTTCATACTGCCCTGTTTCTAAATAATAAATTGTTTTTTTAAATTTAGAAAAGCCTCTTATGCCAAGCTGATAGCACATATTAACAACAACTGCTTTCGCCTTATCATCTACATCTTTAAACCAAGGAAATGCAATAGTAATTCTTTCTAGTAATGTATGCAACTTCCTTAACAATATCAATGTTGCAACATCTTCATCTATTATTAAATCTTTGATAGCAAAGCCATATCCAATGGTATCATATCCCTGTGTACACTTATAAACTTTAGATCTGAATCCTTCGTGTTTTTTTATGTCTTCTACAATATTCTGTAGTTCGTCAGGTATCATTTTTTATTCTTTTTAGTTTTCTTTACAGGCTTCTTTCCAACCTCTGTCCAACCTAATTTTTTTGCTGCTTCTACATCAGCATCTTTAAAAATTTTTATTTTTCCTTTTCTGTTAGGACTTTCCATTTTTACCATTTAAATCTCCTTGATTAAAGTATAAGGGGGCAAAAGCCCCCATATACTATTTATTATTTGCTAACCTTCTTACGAAGCAGGACTCACAAGTGCGAAAACTTTTCTGTTTCCTGCAGTTGTGCTACCTATAGCTAAACAACCATAAACACTATCTGCAACAAATCTTGTAGATAATGTAGGTAAGTGATAATCACTTTGAACTCTACCTTTCATACCACTTGCATAAGCAATATGTAGGGCTTGTTTGTGTATTAAGTATCCAAGTAATACTTCTGACTCATCACTTACACCGTTAGCACTAAAGTTTCCAACAGGTGTAGCAGATTGAGCAGCCGTACCTGAGCCTGCACCATAGTGCATAAAGTTATTAGAAACAATAACTTCAACGCCACCAAGTTTACCTGCGAAACCACTAATTAATGGAACTTCACTACCAAATGAATTACCAACACCATCGTATCTAGCAAAGTCAGCTAATTTAAACAAACTTGAGTAACATTTTGGTGTTAAAACCATAACGTAATCATCCATTGTAGAGTCGTTTGTGTAAATTGCTTCCATCATGTTAGAAACACCTGCTGCTATAATATCGTATGAATCATGTGTTGTATTTAGCTCAATAGTGTTTCCTGCTTGATTTCCATCATCAGTACCGTTAGCATAATTAAATGCAACTTCTTCAAATAATTTTAAAGCGATGTACTGGTCTACTTTTTTAGCCAAAGCATATCCTAATTTAGATGTATAAAGATTCATTACATCGTAAGATGACTGCTGTTTAGCTACATCAGTAATTGCAATAGCACTATGGATTGCTTGATTAATATCAAGAGTATACTCTCCTTCTGCAGCAGTTGAATCATCAAATGCTAAAGGGCTGTCAATTAGTGTTTCAACAGCAACAGTACCACCACCGTAAGTGTCGCTTGCAGTAACTTCTGTATGTTTTGGTAAATGGATTCTATCTCCACCGTTTGCTACCATGCCTGACATATCATTTGCCAAAGCACCATAGACTAAGTTTTTTTCCATATAATCCATTATAGATGCACCCCATACCTCAGGTATGAAGTTTTGTAGTGTAGAATCAACGCCTGTGTCTCTTAATCCACCTGCGAGTGCTACGTTATTTGTAGGGGCTAATGCCATTTTCTTCTCCTTTACCCTCTACCCTTTGTCGCCAAATATTGGTAATGTGCTCTTTTCTCAGCATCTGTCATGTCTTTCCATTCTTTATCAATTACTGGAGCTTTACTTCTTCCTATGGCTTCAGGAGCATTGGGTTTTGTATTTTTAATTTTACTCGTAACAAATTCAAGAGTGCTCAGATCTAATTTAGATAATTGCTCTCTTTCTTCTTCAGGATGGTTTTCTAATAAGGTTGCCCTTCTAGTTTCCTCATATTGTGTCCACTTATCAGCATTAGAAGATAAACTATCAATTTTAGAAGATGCCTTTTCGTATAAGGTTTTAAAATCTTCTTTTTCTTTTAGTTTAGCTTCTTCTTGCTGTGTGAACTTTTTTTCTAACTCAACAATACGAGCTTCAGCATCCTGGGCTCTTTTTCTGTACTTTTTGCTTTCTGCAATATACTGCTCACTTGAGCCAGTTTGAGTAGTTTCTGTAGCAGGACTTTCACTTACTGCTTCGGTCGCTGCCTGTGTATTTTCTTCGGACATACTGTCCTCCTTTTTGTTATTAAAAGCTGCAACTATACAAATTTTTGCATAATTTACGCATATAACTTAAATTAAAGTTAGAAATTTTGCAAATTTTTGAATAACTCGCAATTAGATTATAAAAAGAAATGGTTTGAATTCATGGGGTACACACCTCACTATGGTCAAACCAAGTTACATTATCCTAAAAAGGATAGTGCAAGGTTTTTTGTCATGGTATGTGGTAGAAGATTTGGAAAGACTACAGCTTCAGCGATGGAGGCAACTTATTACGCTTCTCAGCCTGATAAAAAAATATGGTTAGTAGGATTGTCATACGATAAAGCAGATCTTATGTTTAGAGAGGTTTGGAAGAATATGGTAATAGGTCATGCTAACGATATTATAAGAGCTTCTGAAAAAGAAAGATTTATAAAATTTAAATGGGGCACAACTGTAGAAGCTAAGTCTGCAGACAATCCTGACTCTCTTGTTGGAGAAGGTTTGGACTTGCTAGTTATAGATGAAGCTGCTAAAGTAAAAAGGCGAATATGGGATATGTATTTATCGCCAACTCTTTCCGATAGAAAAGGGAAGGCAATATTCATCACGACTCCTGAAGGATTCAATTTTGTTTACGATTTATTTCTCTTAGGCAAAGAAGATGATTTATGGGAATCTCATCAAGCCCCTTCGTGGGATAACCATTTTGCCTTCCCTGACGGAAAAAAAGACCCATTTATCCTTGAAAGAAAAAGGAATATGAGTAAGGAGATGTTTGACCAAGAGTATGGAGCAAGATTTACTTCATTTGCAGGTCGTGTTTATCCGTTTGAAAGAGATTTAGATACAGGGCATTATCCATATAATCCAAACTTTGCTACTTATTGCTCTATTGACTTTGGTTATCGTATGCCTGCAGTCGGATGGTTTCAGGTGTATAGGGTTGGTGGTATGTGGCATATAAATATGATAGACGAAATACTACATAAAACAAATATTAAAACAGACGAGTTAGCCTTGAAAATTAAGGCAAAACCATATAATGTTCTTAAATATTATGGCGACCCTGCAGGAAAACAGGCTCAAGGTCAATCAGGTTTAGGAGATATAGAGATTTTTAGGAGAAAAGGAATCGTTATACACACCAAAAGAGATAAAGTGTCAAGAAATATATCTTCAGGCGTATCTCACGTCAGAGGATTTATAGAAAATGCAAATAATCAAAGATTTTTTCATGTTAATAAAAAATGTACAGGTATGATGGAAGATTTGGAAAACTATCGTTATCCTGAAGCAAAAGAAGGACAAGACTTAAAACCTGAACCACTAAAAGATGGTTATCACGATCATGGAACAGATATGTTAAGATATTTTTTTATAAACCAATTTCCAATCAAGCAAAGAAAATTTAAAGTGAGGACAAGATGAACATAACAGTAGAAGAAATAATAAAACAATCAATAGAAGAAAACAAACTAGCAAATCAAAAGAGCAGAAGGCATTGGGTAAGGCGAATGTTAGACTATTATGGAGGTAATGCAACCAATCAATACATTCATAATTACTTTAACTCTGCAGCCTTTCAAGAAATACCACCTTATAATGCTAATTTTACAAGAAGATTTATAAATAAAATGAGCAGAATATACACAGTTGGTGCAAATAGGAATGTAAGTCCTCAATATGACCAATTAACTGTTAAGAAAGATGCTAGAATGAAGCATATTGAACGTATGACTCGCTTGATTGGTACTGTTGCAACTCAAGTTATTTATAAAGAGTCGCATGGAAGACCTCATTTTGATTATAGACCTGTTTATTATTTTGATGTTCATCTTAAAGACCCATACACACCTGCTGCGATAATGTATCCTCTTTTAATGCAACCTGAAGACACTTCGTATACTGATAAAATGGAATATGCTTACTGGGATGAGTCAATTTATGCTCAATACGACCAAGATGGCAACATTGTAGAAGAATATGAGCATGGATATGGTGTTATACCCTTCTTATTTACCCACAGAGAAGAACAAATAGACGAGTTTTTTGTAGACGGAGCAGTTGATATTGTTGATTGTAATGAGCAGGTAAATATAGCAATGACAGAGATGCAGCTCGGACTTAGATTCCAAATGTTTGGTCAGCCATTTATGACAGGGGTTGATAGCGATAAAAGAATTGAAAGAGCAGGTTCAGACCAAATATTAGACCTTCCTGAAGGTGCTACTTACGACATTGCATCTCCACAAGGCGATATTGAAGCTGTAATTGAGAATATTAAGTTCCAATTAGACCTCGTGGCACAAAATAACCACTTATATGTGCAATTTGCACAAGATGGTGGCGAAACTCCTAGTGGAATCGCACTAAAAATCAAAGATTTAGAGAGATTTGAAGATTATCAAGACGATTTAGAGCTTTGGAACATGTATGAGCATGATTTATATCATATTGAGAAACATATAGCAGAATATAACAACATTAGACTACCTGAAATGCTAAAATTAGACTTTAATGAGCCTGAATATCCAAAAACTGTTCAAGATCAGATAATGCTAGACGAACATAGGCTAAAACATCACATGATTAATGAAATTGACCTGCTTATGTCTTATAATAAAGACTTAACTAAAGATGAGGCTGCAAAAATCATACAAGACAACAAAGATTTTATGGAAGACCCTCATTATGCTGCAATGGAAGGCAAACCTGTAGAGCAAACACCTGAATTAGAAGAAGAAGTTGAGGAGATTGATGAGTAAGAAGCAAATAGAGGCTAAGGTAACTTATGATGCAGGTCGCTTGGCAAAAGAAATGCCAAAGATGATAAAAAAATTACTGATAGATTATACTACTGAAACAGGTAAAAATGTTAAAAGTAATATTTTTGAAGGCAAGGCAAAACCTGGTCTTAGTCAAACCACTAAAGATATAAGGAGAAAAAGAGGGCAACTTGGCTCTCCACCTTTATTTGCATCAGGAAAATTATTTAACAGCATAAAAGTTAAAGAGTTTAAGACTACAGCCTCAATCAGTATGAATCTATATGGAGCATTGCATAACAAAGGTTATAATACAGCACCAAATTCAATGATTCCTAGAAAAAAAGTGCCAAAAAGAGAGTTTATAACACCTAAAGAAGGAACTTTTGATAGGTTAGTAAAGAACTTTGGCAAAAACATA